AGCTATCTCATCAAACTTTTGTTCAACTTCACCAGCTACTCTGTTTTCTATCTTATCCTTAAAGGCGTTCATTGTTGCTTGAATACTCATCAGTCTCTAACCTCACACACATAGCAGATGGCAAGACCATCACTGTAGAAGGTTTGTACCGATACGATTTCGTATGTATTACCAAGACCAATAACAGTGTCTTCATCGTCAGGGACGACAGCAAGACCTAGTGCTGGAATAATACAGCGGCTAGACCCACGGCGAACTTCGTCACCAATGGGAAGCCCCACAGAGAAATTAAAGAAGTAAGAACTTACAGTATAGTCTGTGGTGGCTGCACCATCTACTGTACCTGTAGCAGGGTTATAGGTTCCAGCCGTACTGGTCTTCCTGAGTGTTACATCGGAACCAAAGTCTCTCACGAGATTTAGTAGGTCAAAGGAGCGGAATGACATATCTTACTCCTTATTCGTATTCAGGTGTTTGGTAGCTTGGTGGGTTCTTAAAACGATCTCTACGGAAGGAGCCTTCGATACGGTTAGTGTTAGCTCGTACAGCCTCAACGGTACTCTTAGTGATACCACCAGCTAAGACCCCTACCGAAGCACCTGCGGTCTTACCTTGGTACTCTAGGTTATCTGCTAGAGCCATATACTGCTTGGCTAAGTCGGAGTAGTCAGCACTCAAAGCACCACTTAATTGTGTCGTTACCTGTCGGGAGTATTTAGAGGCAATGACACGGGCAATCCAAGCTCCTGAGTAATACACGTTACTGCCGTTCTCAGAAAGGGCAAACGTAACCTCTTCGTTTTGAACCTGTTGGTCATCAGTGTTAGTATCGCCAACCAATAGGCGTACTGTATTGAGACGACCAGAGGCCGTGGTAGTGTCCAAGTCTGTAGGATCGTAAGACCATGCCATGTAAGTCGTCTCCGTTGTTATTAGTCAGCGAGAACCTTGTCTCGAATGTCGTAGAAGTCTTCCGTAATCCAGCGATTAACATTAAGGAAGCGCCTGATTAGGCCACGTTGCTTGTCGTCAATCTTAGACTTCTTACACTTCTTAGCTTCAAACTCTGTCTTACTGGAGGTACGTTTGTTTACCTCGACATTAAGTAGGTTAACTAAGGTCTCTAAGTCTTTACCAGCTAGTTCAGACAGTCGATCTCCAACCTTGTTCTGAACCTCAAGCTCTTTGTTGTGGTGAATGTAACCAGCGGCGTATAAGGTAGAAACCTTGTCTTGGTCTATCCCTCGCTCTGCCCAGTTAAAGTGATCTCCACGTTTCCAATTCGTATTATCCGCCAGTAAAGGCATCTTGATAAACACAGGCCAATCGACCTGCCAACCCAAGTATGTGGGGTGCATAGGGACTCTCCATTATATGAATACTGTTATGTTCTGTTATATATTGGGTTGTACCCCAAGCCGTTAAGCTCAGGGTACACCTTTAGTAGTATCGCTTAGGCGATTACGGCTGAGAAGAAGTAACCCAAGTCAGCGCCTGTGACTTTCATGTCATAGGACATTTTAACTTGGATGTGTTCTGCAACCTGTTGACGCTTGAGAGCATCGTCAGAGAAGGACTCAACGGTAACACCGAGGTTGTTTACGCCGGGAACTGAGTTCCATGCGAATGTCAAACCAGCGGCAGGGGTCATCAGACCTGATGCACGAGGTGTGTGTACCAACAGAGCGTTCTTACCACCGATGAAAGAGTTGCTTTCAGCAAGACCTTCGGCAGCACCGTTCTTAACAGCTTCCATGACGTAGAAGTTCTCTACTTCAAAGATTTCTGCCAGTTTAGCATCTGTAATCAAAGCTGTGTTTGTTACAGTTGCGCCACCGTTCAAACGGGCGAGGATGTCTGGGTGGTTAACCAAGATGTCACGAACTTCTTTACCAACAACCATTGTGTTTGGCTTGAAGCCACCTGATGCCAACTGCATGGTACGACGACCATTAGTTACGTCAGAGATTGGTGTGGAGTTAGTGTAGTCAGACCACAAGTTTGCAGGAGTTACGTCTGTAGTCCAGACGCCAGCCTTAAAGAATGTGTCAGCGAAACGCTCTTCACGGTCGATCAACAAGCGAGTTGTCAATGTCTGTGCGCCAGCGGAACGGATTTCCAACATTGCATCTTCGTTAGCGATAGTCTGCTCATCGAAGTCCATGCCGAGGCCATACACGTCAGCGTAGTAAGCATCGTTGGAGATTGCCATACCGATGCGATTAACTTCTGTGCGTGGCGCAAGTTTCTTTACGTCACCAGAGCGGTTCATGTTCGCACGGTCATAGGTGTAGAACTTGTCAGACTGACGAGCAACGCCTACGGTTGGGAATACTTTATCAGCGACAAAGTTAGTTTGTTCTTGTACATAGGCCAGTGTCAGATTAGACAACGGCTGGTCAATATGTACCTGAGATGGGGTCAAAAGTGGCATTAGATTATTCCTTTAAATGCTAGATTAGGCAGCTACGTTGCCACCTTGGATCATTTCGATTTCGATGATCTGACCATCTACACCGTCTTCACGGGCATAACCAAGTACAACATCACCTGTGGCTGCGAGAAGGGCTGTGCCATCTGCGCCAGTTTGGATTTGATCGCCAGCAGTAATAGCACCACCAGCTTCTACCATGACGGAACCTGAGACACATACGGTCACGGCAGCGCCAGCAGCAGCACCAGCAAGACATACGCCCATAGCGTTCTCACCAGCAGCGTCAGCTAGGTCAACTTGACCGTCAGCTTCCAGAGTTACGAATTTGAATTGTGCTGCGGAAAGGTCTTCCCCAGCGATAAAAGTGCGGTTATCACGAGACTGCATAACGGCCATTGTTATTCCCCTTTGTAGGATTTAGTGATGAGTGCTTTGCCTTCGTCGGTCTTAGCTACAGCAGCATAAGCCTTGGCGAACTCACTCTTTTTCAGTTGGTTTTCGTCCATGTAGGACTTTACGAGAGCATCCAGTTTGTCAGCAGAGGTAGCGAACTCACCGTCTACATCGGACTTACCAAATTCTTGCATGGAGGCTTCAAAAGCTGCATCAGCGGCCTTGAGCATTACCATAATTGCTTCATCTTCTGAGAATGATTTCAGAAGTGACTTAGCTGCACCAGCTTCAAAGTGTGGCAGAACTTCTTCTGCTTTCTTTGTCAACTCAATGTCAGCCTTTTCGATTTCACTTTCACGCTTGGCTACAGCAGCAGCTTCAAGTGCTTTCAGGACTGGGGCTGGGATGTCGCTCTTAGCTACCATCTCACCGTCGATGTCCATCATTTCTTCTTCCGCTTTCTTCTCAATTGAGTCGGCACGAATAACGTAACCGTTGTCAATCAGACCTTTGCGGAGGTGTTGGTTTTCAGCAGTAAGACGATCAACATCAGCCTTAAGTGCTTCAACATCAACTTCGGGAGCTTCTACAGCCTCAAGGTCAGACTTCTCAGCGACCTCTTCAACAGCTTCGTCAGCTTTTTCCATGTCGTAACCGAGAGCTTTCATAGCTTCGCCACGTCCACAGCCTTTGTCATCCATGTACGCCTTTACTTTGGCTTCCATATCTTCATTCATTTTCGTAATTTCCTCTTCGGAATTGTCACGCTTGAAGAGGGAAACCATTGCTTGTGCATTGGCTGGACGATCCACAAGGGAAAGTTCTTCAAGGTGCAAGTTTTTCAGGAGATTAGGCAAGTTAGATTTCCTCCTTAATAGCACGTCCACCTATAGAGAACGCAGCGAGTTCACCAGATTTGACCATATCCCAGACGGTATCATCGAATACTTTGTAAGCGACAACCCACCCTTCACGATCAGACTGGATACCAAGAGCATCACCAATTTCTTTAGTGATAGGAAGAGAGTGGACAACTACGCCAACCTGATCTCCAACGTGCATGGCCTTGCCGACCCGCACATGCTCCATAAATTCATTAACGGCTTTTACCAGTGTGCCAGCTTCGATAACGTCACCCTGACGATCAATAACTGCCTCACCCTTTTCTGTAACTACAGAAGCCCATCCGTAGACCATACGCTGTTCGTCGTCAGTCTTGAGGATTTTACCTTCAATATTCTTTGTCATTTCACCCACCGATGTGTTGGATTCCCACATACGACATGACCAGTAGCCAGCCGTTGTTTTATCTTTCTTGGTATCGCAAGAATGGCGGGAGCGGAAATTGGCACGAGCTTTAGGATCATCACGACGAATTTCCATGTTAGGGTCTCCGAAAGCTACCCGTTTAACCTTACCGCCGTCCTGTACGAATACTTCAAACTTCTTGTTGCCACCCTTGATACGCCGAGGCTTGTTTAGGGTAACAGTTTCACCCTGATATTCAGCCTTGGCAAAGTCTACCTTTAGTATCTCAGCTACAACAGCTCTGAGAGCCTCTATACGGCTCACTGATGGCTCTTCTGCCTCTTCGGTAGGCTTACCCCCTTCGTAGAACGAAAGGTACGCCTCGTGGCTCTCACCGGG